ATAAATTTCTAGGCAATCAAGGAGCCAATTTTAATTGCCATCCTAGTAATATTGTTGTTAATTGCATAAGTATTTATATTATGGTTATTTTAGATAATTCTAGGACATTAGGGGCCTTCGAAAGGCAATCAAGGATATTGCATATTTAAAATATTGTTCTTAAATTTGCATCAGATAAATAAAATATTAATCATTTAAAATTTTAAAGTTATGTTTACTATTCAATCAAATTCAATCCAAACTATTAAAGAGAACATTATGACCTACTTTAACGGTACCCTCCAAGTATTTACCTACTTACATGAACAAGTAACCGAAATCTCTAACCCGGATGAATCTTACTTAGGTACTCTTAACTTATTCTTCAAAGAACCTGTTACATCAAACGATGACGATGAACAAACCTATTTCGAAGAATCCGATGCTTTTGAACAATACGTTAAGGATTACATTAACAATAACATTATCCAACTTCAAGAACTAAACGGTAACGGGCATTACATTGCTAACGATAACGGAGATACCATCCAGGTACATTTCAACGATTACTCTCTTTTCATTATCATTACTCTAACTGGTCAGTACTAATACCTACCTTTATCGAATACTAACCCTATAATACATATATCACAATGGAAACCAATTTCGAATACCTAGCCAAGATTCTCAAGGATGATGCCATTGACACCTGGACTCTAAGAGAACAAGAAGAAATAAACAAACTAGACCTAACCCAAGGCCTACATATTTTCTTATACGATATCTATACCGGTATTATATCCTATTGCCAAACGAATAAACCCACAAACCCAGAACCCATATATGAATCAGAACATATAATAATCCTAGACTCAGATAGTACCCTAGGTTGCCAAGAATAAGAATATTGCCCAGGCCTAACTAAGGTACCTGGGCTTTTCTATGTACATACCTAAGAGGCCATCTATAGACTTCATATAATTACCTAAGAGGTACTAGAGCTTTACTACACATATACTTACTAGCCTTATATAAGAACCCACTAGGCCTATCTATAGATCTTATAAGGCTTACCTAAGTACGCTAACTATCGACCATATATGGCCTTCAGGTAATAGGTATATAATATACAGATATTCTATAGCCACTTAAAAGGCCCTCCGAAAATCCCCTAGAATCTTCTGGCCATGGGGATTTGAATAGAGGATTACCTAGAGGATATAGTAATGGAACCATAGATGGCCTTAACCTTGTTATCATACAGGTATTATATAGTGGACAACGTGCGGGCAATTTAGGCCGCCCGGAGGTTAATGGGTAGAAATTTGATAAAAATTTTTGATAATAAATAATGTATGCGCAAATAATAAAATTTTTGAGATATGCAAATATTTTCTGAAAATAAATATTAAAATAATAAAATTCATTTTTAACAAAAATTTTTCTCGAAATATTTTGTAGATTAAAATAAAGTCCTTATATTTGCAATACAGAAACAAAGAGAGGTCTAAAATTTAATGAGAAAAATTTTCAAAAAAAAATCTTTGAAAATTTTGCAAATTAAAAAATAGTTCTTATCTTTGCAATGTAATCAAAAAACAAATATTAATCAATCCTTGTTTGAACCGATAAAATCGTTTCAACTCTTTAAGACAAGGATATAAAAAACTTAAAGAGTACGTAATTGTATGACACAAGAAAATTTAGTTTCAGTTAATGAGAGTGCAAATGTTGAAAATTCTTCAAAAGAAAAAATCAACAAAGTAAGTGCTAAAAAAGCTAAAGCACAATCTAAAGCAAACAATATTCTTTATAAGGATATTCTAGCTAGTTTGAATAAGTCTACTGAAGGACTTTTAAAAACTTCTTTCGGTGTAAAAAAATCAGATATTTACAAAGAAGAAATTTTTTCAGAACTTTCAGATAAAGAGAAAAAAGTTGCTCGAAAGAAATTTCGTAATACAATTCTTTCATTGTCTGAAAGTTTGACACAAGAAAAGGACAAAACTCGCTTAGAAAAACTAAAAAAAGCGTTTTTAGATTTTTACAAACAAGTTTACAAAGTAAATGATTTTTCGCTTTCTTCTGTTTGTTCTGAAAATATGAAAGAAACAAACAAAGAAATTTTGAAAAAGGCTTTACAAATCGTAAAAAAATAAATCAATGTTTAACTAAAGTAGGGATTTAGTTCCCTACTTAAAAATTATAAATCATTATGAAAACAATTAAATTTTTACAAGAAAGTTTTGAAACAAAAGAAAGATTTCAACAAGAAATTAACATTAAATATTTTTATAATCAAGATACAGTAGAGAGCATAGATTTTCGTATTAATCAACGCAATATTAGATATTTTTACGAAGCTATGCAAAATTTTGAAAATTCTTTAGTAAACGAGTTCAAAGAAAAGAAAAATAATTTTTGTGATGCAAAGCAATTTTTAGAAAGCATTAATGACTTTGATAAAATTCTTTTTGTAATAATTACTTACATGAAAACATATTTTGATTTCTGTAAAGATTATTCTAACATTAGTTTACATGTACATTTAGTCCAATTTGATTTTACTACGAGTGTTTTAATTCAAGGTTTCTATAATTATACTCATAGGGATTTAAGTTTTTCTACTGAATTAGAATCCCAAGTATTAGATTCTGAAATCGAATTGCTACAAGAAAAATTAGACCTAATTAGAGAAGAAATTTGTGAATTAATTGGAATAGACCCCAATTTAGAAAAACAGGGTCACGAAGATAATTACGTGTTTAATTTAAATATTAATTCAGATAATCAAATAGGATTTTTCTTGCAAGCAACTGAATTATAATTAATTCTTAAAATTTTTTAGAAAGTAAGGGAATGTTTGTCCCTTACTTTTTTTTTGACTTATTCTAAATAAGGGCTACCGTACCCCGCATTTAGTACCTGGTATTTTTAGGCTTTCGTATTAAGGGCATACCCAGAAAAGCCTTGAACATACTACACACAAAAATTTCTACACACGTTAAGGGCATACCAAGACACAACATACAAAGAAGCCAGAGAATAAAAACATCCCTGGCATTCAAAATCTTAATCCTTACCATACTCTTCCTTAATCCTTTCCAAATCCTTTAAAGCCAATTTCAAAATCTTAATCCTATGTGGGATATATTTCTTATAGTAAGGAAACCAATACCCAAATATACGATTCTCTCTATCAATCTTATCTATGGGAGTCTTCAACCATCGATTACCTCTTATAGTATGATACTCTCCATAACCTATGAAACTAAATCCGGAAGGAAACCAGAGATGGGTAATACCAAACCTTTCAGGTTGGAACCAGGGTTTAATTACACTATGCCAGAATTCGTGATCCTGACTATTGAATATATTACACATTCCCATGGCAGTTCCACTATGCTCTAGGAAATCAATTACCTTGATTATCTCATGCTTTACTTTCTCATAGTTTTCGAATATCCTCATCTCTATGGTGAAGTTATTCTTTGCCTTTTCATCGATATTACTCATGATACTAATCCATATAAGAATATTATAAACCAAGCCACTAGGATAAAGATATAAGGGATTGCATACTTCTTAAATGGGTATCCCTCTATCCCATCATGGAGGGCATATATAAATACTATGGGCCATAGTAACATCATTAATGCTACTCCCAGTAATTTAAACCAAGTAAAGCCAAGGCATACCATAGCATCAAAATTCATTGAGCTACCCTTATAATTACCGTGACTATCGAAGTGATAGTAGTTCTTAGGTTTTAATACTTGCTCAGATCCTAGGTAGGGTGGTAGGTCCTTTTTAATGAACCTACCCTTGCTATCTCTTGCCCTTTCCCTTAGGAGTTTAGGAGCAGATAAATCTTCGTCGTAATCTTTAATTCTAGCCATTGTTTTTCTTTTTAAAGAATATTAGGTAAATAGAAAATAAAGGTAATACTAACCAGATCGTAAGGAATAATAGGTGAGGTCTTATCATCCTGATTTCTTGACATAACATCTTGGTTAGAAGTATAGAGGGGATTAGGCATATCCCATAGATTATGCCTAATATTATCCAAGTACTATTCATTGAGCTTTTCGATTAGTTTTTTAAGTTTCTTATCTAAGGTTATCACCTTCTCAAGGGTTTCATCATCCTTGTGTTTCCCGTTATCATCCAACCATTTTTTGATTGCCTCTAGGGATTTCTTGGATTGATGATATGCAACAAAGGAATTGTACTTCTGTTCATTCTCTGTAGTACAAGGTAGGATTATTGCATTACCTTTTCCATCTAATCGAGTAAATTGACCCTCTAGATTTGTTGTTCTAGTAATTATTACTTTGTTAGATAATATTGCAGTACCATTCTTTTTATCGATAGATACTACGTTTGCCTTTTCCATTAGGGTTTTGTCTTGGTAAATTACCGAGTTACCCTCTTTGAGTTTTATTACTTCTTTTTTCATATAAATAATGTATTTATTTCGTTATACAAATATACTATTTTATTTTTAAATATCAATCATTATTAAATAAATTCTGCAAATCTTCTGAGGTTATTCCATGCTGACGGTAGTAGTCGTATTCCCAAGGATTGAGAGGTTTGCAATTGACTGGGTATTCGTCCCTTAATTCGAAAGGCAAATAGCCAAGAAATTCTATACTGTTGAAATACTGTACCTTACCATCAGTAAATAAGAAATATTTCAAGGGTCTATCGATTGCCTTACCAAAATTACTTCCTATTAATCTGATATCCTTGTTGGCAATGTAAACATGATACTTATCAGTTATCAAATATACCTGGGTATTCCAGGGTTTCTTCGATTCATCTAAGGTTTTCCTAAACCAATCAACCATAATCTGTTGTTTCTTTTCCATAACCATAATTAAATTATTTATTCATTGATAAATAGAACTCGATATACCTACCTAAGAAAGGCTACAAGCAATACTTTATCCTCTTTAATGTAAACTCTAAGAATTTATATTATGGATAAACTTACTAACGAATTAATTGCCAAGGTTGCAAACAAGTTAAACCTTGAACCAGCTCTGTTAAAGACAGTAACTGTAGTAGAATGTGGTAATCGAGACGGATTTTTACCCTCTGGTAGACCTCAGATTCTCTTCGAGGGTCATGTAATGTGGAAATATTTGAAGATAAAACTCGATGGAGAAGGTAAAAGAACCTATTTATATGACCTAGCCAAGAGAAATCCATCCTTAGTTTATCAGAAATGGACCAAAGAATTCTACTTAGGAGGTGAAGGAGAGTGGAAAAGACTCGAAGCAGCTCGTAAAATTGATGAAAACTGTGCTAATTTAGCTACTTCTTGGGGATTGGGACAGATTATGGGCTTCAATTATCAGCTTTGTGGATGTCAATCAGTAGATGAAATGATCCAAAAGATGTCTGAATCTCATGAAATGCAGCTAGAAATGATGTACCATTTCCTCTATAACTCCGGTTTAGTGAAGCATTTGAAGGCAAAAGACTGGGATGCCTTCGCTAAAGGATATAATGGTCCTGGTTACAAAGATAATAACTACGACCAAAAGCTAAGAAATACCTATGAAAACTTTAAAGACAAGCTATGAAAGTAATCTACAACAACCTTATACCTTTCAAGGGATACAAAGCTATCAACATCTTTGGTTTAGTGTTTGTAAGAAAGGGGGCTAAGTTTACTGAGGTGGATTATAACCATGAACATATACATTCAAAGCAAATGGCTGAGATGTTATGGGTATTTTTCTACCTTTGGTATGGAATCGAGTACTTAATCATTCTTTGTTTTGCTAAATGGAACAAGCAGAATGAAAGGTATCATGATGTAAGTTTTGAGGAAGAAGCTCATAATAATGATTCGAACCTGGATTATATTTCAACTAGGAAGCATTATGCTTGGTTCAAATACATAAAATTGAGAAGTTACAAGAAATGAAAGACTTAAAAGTACTGGGAGTATGTGGAGGGCAAGGAGCCCTCCTATTCCCTTTTAGAGATAAACTTATTGGAAATATAGAACCTCGTGGAGTATTCCATACCGGTAGAGAAGAACAGTGGAAAGCTAATTTCAAAGGCATACCTTTCTTAAAAGGGTATGAACTACCAGAAGATTGGCATCCAGATATCATATTATCTAGCCCTGATTGTGGTAGTTGCTCAGTAATGAGATTATCTAAATCTAAGACCCTAGGAGACCCTAAAAGTAATAAAAGTATACAACTAGTATTTCAAGCAATTCAATATTACGAACCTGCTCTCTTTCTTATAGAAAACCTACCAAGATTGCTATCCCTCATTTCTAAAGAAATGTTAACGGATTTCTTTAAGAACTATAAACTTATTTTTCACGAAAGAAGCGTTTCTGACTTCGGAAACTCCCAAGTATCAAGAAAAAGATTAGTAATTATCGGAGTTCATTTAGACAAGGGAAAAGAGTATTTGGATTCTTTTAATGAAGTATTCCAAGTAAATACTCCAAAACTTACTAGAGATTTACTAGTACAAGCCCCACAGGAAGCTTTAATTCCATTCTCTGATAAAGTTTTAGCCATGTATGATTATCGGAAATTACCTGAAAAGAAAAATCTTACAGTCAGACAAGTAAGACAACTTTGGACTCATGATTTCAAGGATGAAAAGAAATGGCCTATTAAAACTGCTAAGATGAGTACTCTCCCGGGAGTATATCGATTGGAAGATGATAAACCACCTTTAACACTCAGACCCTCAGATAGGCAATTTAGACCTGATGGGTATCCCTTGGGTATTTATGATTTCAAGGCAATTATGGGATTCCCCGAAAATTACCGAGTATTTATTCGAGGATTTGCAACTTGGGATCCTAAGACTTATCATTACTGGTTAAATAAAGCTAGGTATACCTTGAGCAAAGGGTCAGTATATGAAGTAGGATTATGGTTTAAGAAATGCCTTAATTTCAAGTGAATCCCCCCTATATAAATCTAATGGCTTTTAAAGGGTATTGGAATAAGGAATATTGGAATAAGGAATACTGATATAAGAATCAATCAGGAAAAGGGATTGTTAAGGGAAAAACAAAGCCAGTTTCGTAACTGATTGAATTTGAATTAGTTGGCTTATGCCAGACTTGGCAAATGAATGCCAAGCACCTGATATAGAGTGAGTTGACTATTATGAATTGAAACCGAAAAACTCAAGTAACAATGAACAAAGAAATTTTATACAGAACGGAGATATTACCGAAAAATCTGAAGAGTATGTTTAATCTCTTGGCAACTTTTTATAATCGAGTTGTAAAGAGTCACAAGGGAAAAATCAGAATGAGTATTACTCAAGATTCAAAAGGGATTGATATTCGATTTAGAATTCCGACTACTGACTTCAGTAATAATTTCAAAGTAATTTTGGGAGTAATAATTGATAGATACAAAACAAAAGATGCCTATCTCAGATCAAAAGATGAAGAAGCTTAAGATTGCCATGGTAGTCCTTTTACTAGGATTTACTATTTACCTTTGCTTCAGGAATTACAAACTGAATCAACAACTCAGTATGTTACCTGATAAAGAGATCATTCAACATACTGATACAATTTATTTGAGGAAAGATTTCCTGCCAATTTCCTACGATAATTTACTTAACCCAAGTAGAATCCTTCTTTACAATTATCAGAATTGGGATAAGCCGCCTATTCATGCCGCTAATAAACCTGATTCTATAATCTCAGAGAAGGATTCTCTTGTTCAATTAGTAATCGATAAGAATCAACTTACATTGAGTTTCCTTAATCAAAACTCAGGAATTTATTCTAGTAGGTTATTCAATATCGACCCTAATAACTACAAGTATTCTTGGTATAACGGAAAACTTACCACACAAGAAATTAAATCTAGAATAAGATTAGTTCCTTATGTTTATGGTAAGTACCGACCCTTTAACAATCTATGGGATTTGGGAACAGGAATTTCAATCGAGACTAAGAGATTTAATTACAAACTGGGGATAAACAGTTTTTATTACCCAAGATATTTCTCAGGTATCAAAACTGATTTAGAACTGGTAGTAACTTATAAATTTTAGATTTTATGGCAAAGAAGATACAGGAAACACCCACTAACCTTACAAGAGAAGAATTATCTAATCTATCTAGGGTTACAACTGATGTTTTCTTTTTCAGTCTTTTTTGTTATGTGATACATCCAGTGAGAGGAAAGGTTCGATTTGAATTATATCCGTATCAAAAAGCCGTACTATACCAATTTATACTCCAGAGATTCAATATCTTGTTAAAGTTCAGGCAAGCGGGTATTACAGAACTTATATCTATGTACTGCTTATGGCTGGCATCATATCATCCTAATAAGAAGATAAACATTATTTCCATTAAGGATACAACAGCTAAGAAGGTACTTAAGAAGATTAAGTTCATGTATAAGAATCTTCCATGGTATATGCAAACCCCGATCATTAACGGAAGAACTGGGGAATTTGGTTCTGCCTCTATGATTGAATTTGATAATGGTTCATTCATAGAATCCATCCCAACATCTTCCGAAGCCGGTCGTTCAGAATCTCTTTCTCTCCTGGTAATTGATGAGGCTGCAATCGTTCGGTGGGCTTCAGCTATTTGGGCAGCTGCCTTCCCTACGCTTTCCACCGGAGGTTCAGCCATCATCAATTCTACTCCATACGGTATGGGTAATTTTTACCATTCAACATGGGTAGATGCTATAGCTGGAGGTAATCCTTTCAATGCTATTCGATTATATTGGCAGATGCACCCAGAACGGGATCAATCTTGGTATGACCAGATGGCTTCTGCATTGGGTCCAAAAAGAACTGCACAAGAAATCGACGGAGACTTTCTTTCTTCAGGTAATACAGTATTTGATATGGCAGATATCAAGGCTATCGAAGATTGCTTAAGTGATTATCCAGTTTTAAAATATCGTTTCAATCGTCAGTATAGACAATTCAACGAACCAGATCCAAATAAACAGTACTTTATCGGTGCAGACATTGCAACAGGTAGAGGCTCAGACTATTCTTCTTTCACTTGTATGGACAAGCTGGGAGAAGAACAAGTTGTGTATAAGGGAAGAATGGCAGTAGATAAATATGCTAGGTTACTGGGAGATACTGGGCAATTATTTAATTTTGCTGTTGTAGCTCCAGAATCTAACGACGTTGGGTTAGCAGTAACTTCTGCTCTTCAGTCAGAAGGTTACCCTAACCTATATTACTATCAAAAGCTTCTGAAAAAGAAAGGTAAGTCCAGACCAGAGGTTGATAAATCTCCAGGTTGGTTAACTACCCAAAAGAATCGTTCAGTAATTATAGAGGGTCTAGAACAAGATATTCGAGAAGAGAATATTATTGTGAAGGATCCTTTCTTTGTTCAAGAAGCTCCTACCTTTATATATGATGGTTTGGGTAGACCTGTAGCCATGGGTAAACACAGAAATAATACTTCTGCTGTAGATGTGGATTTGGAAGGAGATGTTTATTCTGACGATGATATATTTGGTAAAGCAATTTGTAATCACATACGAAAAGGAAAAACTAATGTAATAATACAACCGAAATGAAAATTCTTAAGTTTTTTGGATTCGATAGAAGGAATCGATCTCCAATACAAGAAAACAAGGCTAATCCTCCAAGTAAAAAAGAGGAGGTACCTATTTCACCCGGTAGAGTATCGGAACCGGATGATGACCCAGGTAACTTCATTCATACATTGAAAGGCTTAACTCAGATGGTTACGCCTTCTTTTCGTGTTGAAGTGATTCAGCTTTTAAGGGATTTATATAAAGTGAATCCAGATGTTAACATAGCTTTACAGGACATGTTTAAGCTTGCTAATACGGGTCACAACATAACCTTCCCTAATAATACCGATAAAGAGGCTGATAAGATGAGAGATCATCTTTCTAAGGTATCCTCTAAATGGTCTAACTATACTGCTGGTATGGATGGTTTGGTAAACAAGATGATAGTTCAATTGATGATTAGTGGAGCTATCTCAGTAGAAGCTGTACCAAATGAAAAGTTAGAGGGTCTAGCTACTGTATTATTCCTCAAACCAGATAGGATAGTATTCAAAAGAGAGAATAATGGTGTATACAGTCCATATCAGAGGAACACTCTTTGGAATGGCTCAAATAAGCAAGATTATATCAAACTTAATACAGAGACCTACTGTTATGTTGGTATGTATAATGATACTGATGAACCTTACGGAATACCTCCTTTTATGGCATCTTTGGATTCATTAAAGGGTCAGCATGATATGAAAACTAACTTTAAACATATCATGGAAATCTGTGGTATGGTTGGTTTTCTAGAGGCTTTGATGGAAAAACCACAACAGAAACCTAATGAAAATGTAGAAGCTTATACTAGAAGATTAAATAGGGAGCTAATACGTTTGAAACAGAATGTAAGGGAAGGTATGAAGGATGGAGTAGTAACTGGTTACATTGATGACCACCAGTTTAAACTTAACTCTACTTCAAAAGAGATGAGCAATATTGATAAACCCTGGAATATGAACCAGCAATCAGTTGCTAATGGTTTGGGAGTAAATGGCAACCTAATTGGAGTACAAGCTTCCATTGGAGAAGGAGCAACTGGTATTATGCTTTCTAAGCTTATAAGTCAGCTGAAGAATATCCAAATGATAGTTTCTTATGTTCTTAAGTTTATTTATGAACTAGAACTACGTCTGGCTGGCTTTGATTGTAAGGGAATATCCATTACTTGGGGATCATCCACTATCTCTGATGAGGTTAAAATCCAACAGGGTAGACAATATAAGATTCAGAACCTTGACTTACTTTACAAGGCAGGTATCATTTCTCAATATCAATATGCTTGGGAAATGGGTTATGATTCTCCTTCAGAAGAAGAACCAAGAGTTTCATTGGAAGACCAATTTGCTAAGGGAGGTAATTCAGACCCACAAGAGGGTACTAAGAAGAAACAGAGACAGGACGATAAGAATCAATCCGCTCGTAGATCAAGAGATAAAAATAACCCGGCTCCTTCACGAGGAGATCAAAATACTAAATCAAGATGAGTAAACCGATTACTAAAAAGAACAGAGAACATTTGGATTCTTTAGTGATAGGTAGTGGTCATACTATAATGGCTGGGTATATCCCAACATCCATAGAACCACAAACCTTCTCGGAGAATTTTTATAAATGGGCTCAAACTTCTAAGGAGTCAGTCAGTCAATTTGGTTTTTGGGGAGGAGAAATAGATTATAATACCTATTATCCTGACTTGAAGCCAGAAGAACTTACTCCTAAAGATGAGGAGTTTATTGAACCAATGTTCAGATTATTATCTGCAACTATTGTGTCTAAGAACTGGAATCCTACCGATTTTAGTCAAAATGGAGTATTAAAAGCTTCTATGAGAATGCTCTTAGGACAAACAGTAAACTGTGACCATGAGACTAATATTGGTAATGCTATTGGAGCTGTATCACAAGTTATCTGGCAAGATGAATACAAGGATGGTTCTTTTGTTATTCCTGCAGGTATTAATGGTATATTAAAGATTGATGGTAAAGCAAATCCGAGAATTGCTAGAGGCATTCTTATGGATCCTCCATCTATCCATTCTAACTCAGTAACAGTACAGTTTAAGTGGGATAAGTCTCACCCAAATATGGAAGATAACGAATTCTACCAGAAACTGGGTACCTATGATTCTAAGGGAGTTATGGTACGAAGAATAGTTACTGAAGTAGTAAGATACTTAGAAACCTCTTTGGTATCTCATGGAGCTGATGCTTTTGCTCAGAAGATTGGGGATGATGGTAAAATCATTAATCCCAATTTTGCCAAGAGAACTTGGGCTTCATACGAAGAATATAGAGATGATAAGTCTAAACAGTATTTCTTCTATGATACGAAAACTGATCTAGCTTTGTTCAGTGAAAATAACGATACTTCCCAATCTTATGATGATAACCAAGGAAATCAAAATCCTAATAATAAAGATATGAATGAACTACAAAAATTTTTAGAAAGAATCTTTGGTAAAGATTGCCTTACTCTTGCCGAAGGTACAGAGATGAACGAGGAAACTGCATTTGCAGCCATTCAGGAATTGGTTAATTCTCGTAACACTCTTCAGACTACTGTGAATAACTTAACTACAGAAAAAACTTCTCTTACAGAACAGGTTACTAATCTGAATGCAGAAGTTGCAAATCTGAAGGAAATGGCTCAGGTAGGTAAAAACCACATTGCATCTCTCCGTGAAAATGCTGTTGCAACCTATAAAAAACTTATGGGTGACAAAGCTGATGAAACTATCGTTACAATGTTGAATGCCGAAACTACCGGCATGGTAACTTTGATCTCTCTTACTAAAGATTACCAAGCTCGATTGGAAGAAAAATTCCCAATGACCTGTGCTAAATGCGGTTCTCATGATGTAAGCCGTGCTTCTTCTGCAGCTGAGCCAGAAGATAAATCTGATAACAAAGCTACTGCTCAGAATTCCGAAAAGAGTACTGAAGAGATTCTGAAAGGTATCTATTCAAACAAATTAAAATAATCTCTAAAAATAAGAAGAATATGAATACACATCCTACTACTAAGCTGGTAAATCAGGATCAACCGATGACTCTGTTTGGTGAAAAAACTCCCAGAGCGGTGATCTATAAGAGCGAATCTCACAAGTTGCATCAGGCTTTCTGTGTAAAAGAAAACAAAGTTATTCATCAGGGTATGCCGGTAGCTTTGGATACCGATGGTAATATCGAACCTTATATCCCGGGTGGAGATGGCAGCCAGGTTTATCTGGGTATAGCTATAACTGACAACATTAACCCTGCTTATCAGGCTCAAAGAAATTTCCCCGTAGAAGTAACTGTAGCTGTAGAAGCTTTCATGGTTGTAAACTGGGTAGCTAAAGAGGCTATGGAATGTGGTTATGTAAAACCCACAGATACCCTGTTGATTGACCGTTTCATCACTGCTGAAACTTCAGCCAATGAAACAAAATTCATTAGCATCGTACCGGCTGATGAAGCTAATGATATTATTCAAGTATTGGTACGCTAATCATTAACTGAACATTAAAAGAACAATGAATACAGAATTTGCACAATTGAAAATGGAAGACCTTAGAAAGGAACTTCCAGAAATGGTAAGAAGTTTGGAAGCATACCGTCAGGGTTCCAACAACACATTGCCTATTGAAGTTACTCTGGAAGAACTGGTACAGGGTAAATATGGTGTATCACAGGATGCCTTCTTTGAAAAGTTGGGCATTAATCCGAAGATTGATACAATGCAGAACATCTTCACTATGCCGCAACAGAATATCCGTTGGATTGTACCGGAAATCATCCGTGCTGCTATTACAACTGGTATGCGTCAGGCACCTTTCTACCCGAACATCATTGCTTCAGACCAATCAATTAATGGTTTGCAGGTAACTATGCCGATGGTAAATATGTCGGATGCTGCTCCCGCTAAGGTAAATGAAGCAGAAACAATTCCTTTGGGAGATGTAAGCTTCGGACAGAAATCAGTTTCTCTGTTCAAAATCGGTAAAGGATTTAAACTTACTGACGAAGTTAAAAACTACGTTTCAATCGATGTATTGGGAATCTATCTCCGTGACTTTGGTATTCAGTTGGGTTATGCTATGGATACTTTGGCAATGGATGTTTTGATGAACGGTAACAAAGCTGATGGTTCTGAATCTGCTCCGGTTATTGGTGTATATGAAACAACCAACGGTATTACTTATAAAGACTTGTTGCATATCTGGGTTCGTGCTGCTCGTATGGGCCGTAACTTTACTACTATGATTGGTGGTGAAGACCAGGCTATCGAGATGTTGAACTTGCCTGAATTTAAAGAACGTCACTCAGGAACTACAGAAGCTACACTGAATATCAAGTCTCCGGTTCCCAACAAGGCTGACTTCTATATTCACCCGGGAACTCCTGACCAGCAGTTGTTGATGGTAGATACCAGTGCTGCCTTGATTAAGCTTACTGCTAAACAGTTGATGCTTGAATCAGAAAGAATCGTATCTAATCAGACTGAAGCTGTATATGCTTCTCTGACTACAGGTTTCTCTAAGATGTACCAGGATGCTGTTCTTCTGTTGGCAGCTAGCAAGAAATTCTCTGAAGCTGGATTCCCGAGCTTCATGAACATTGACCCATACCTATTGGTTAACTTAGAATAATATCCGGGATTTCTTCATTGTATTTT